TCGAGACCTTCTAAGAGAGAACGAATAGAATTATTCATTTCGAAGAGTTTGTTTTCTTCTGTCTTCTCTCTCAGCTTATAAATAGATTCATCTTGCTCATAAATCCCTGCTAACCCATTCATTCCTGTTAATGTATTAATATCTGTCATTCCAGGGTGGGTGTTCCTGCGGGTTGGGCTACTCTTTTCTCTTGATCCAGCCGCCGCAATAGAGCGGCTTCTGGCGCCAGCAGGGCGCTTGTCGGTCTTAACAGGGCGATACTTCGCGCCGCCTTTGTAAGTGCGGACATCACGCGAACCAGGAGGGACTGCCAATAGGGCGGATTCTGCGGCTTCGTCGCCTGCTGCGGCTTCTCCCGCTGGCATCTCTTCTGGACCACCCCCAAGGTCTCCTCCGAGGTCTCCTTCGAGGTCGCCGCCTAGATCGCCACCAAGGTCTCCTCCAAGGTCGCCACCGAGGCCTCCACCAAGGCCTCCACCAAGGCCTCCTCCGCCGGCTGCCGCGGCTTCGGCCACAGCCTGCAGGTCGGCGTCGTGCTTACGGTCATAATACATCTCGCGTTGGTTACGAATAAATTCTTCGCTGGACATTCCGAATACGTGTTCGGTAACCCAACGGCGTGAAAAATAACCTTCAGTCGCAGAAGCGGCAATATCAAACTTCTGCTTCCAGAACTCAAGCTCTTGAAGCTCGGCGATCTTAGATGGGTTGTTGAGGACAAGCGAGAAGTTAAGCAAGTCATCACCACGAAAACCGAGAGTGTAAAGGTGGATGATGCCGATCTTCTCTAGTTCAGAGACAATAACTCTCTGTAGTCTTTGAATGGTTCTCGCGAATCGGATGTCTTTTTGTGCGAGCGTGGCCTTATCTTCGGCCGCACCTTCTCCCATAGAAAGATACGACTGGGGAATCTTAAGAGCGGAGAAGAGTTTATCACGAAGATACTTGATATCGTCAATTTGTGTAATATTTGACGCGCCGGCGAGAGTCTGAATATCTGTTACCGATCCGGCGCGGACTGGAATGAAATAATCTTCCTCAACAGCCATCGGATTATAACGGAGATCAATGTTGCCGGTCTTGGGGTCAACCACAGAGTGTCGCTTAAGCTGTGAAACAACCTTTTCCATATATTGCTCAACTTCATTGGGAGGAATAGAGCCAACATCAATCTTAAACATTCTTCGCTCGGAAGAGCGCACAACACGATATGCCATCATCGCGTCTTCCATAAGCACAAGCTGGCGCCAGATGCGACGAGCAGGCTCAAGGATAGAGGTTCCATAAGGGGCGTACTTATCGTTACCGAGGATGCGGAAGTGTGCGACCTGCCAGTTTTCAAAGGTCATGCCAGCGGAGTTCCACTGATATTGAACGTAGTTGGGGTTGGTGGAGTCTTGGCCCTCAAGCCTCTCGATCTCCATTGGAGGGAGGGCGATGACTGATGTAACACCATATTTATCGTCAATGTCGAGGTAAAGGAAAAAGTCGCCGTACTTACTCATTGTGCGTGCCCAACCAAACAGGTTGTATTGGACATTCAAAATCTGTTCATATAGAATAGTGAGAACCGCTTTAATCTCTTCGTTGTTTGATTTAACATTAAGCATTGGCCGCAGTTCCGAATATGTTGTCATCTCGTCTGCATAAATGTCCAGCGTGGATGCGATCTCGGGAGTATATTCCATCTGATCAAAATCAACATAACGCTCAGAACGTCGCTGGTTTTGGATAGCATTCGCAGCAATCGTGTCGAGGGGGTTATATTGAGACTTCTTGAACTGCTGACCAGATGCAGTCTTAAAGCGTGACGAGAACTTATCTAAATGTTGTCGACGTATGCGGCGCCCTGATTGAGAGCGATAATTAATGATTGGACCAGAGAAGAGCCGCGTCAGAGCTTTGAATAAATTATTTTCGCTGTTGGCGGGGTTGTTCCCTCTATTTCGATTTCTATTGTTTGGTGCCATTTATTTTCTCACTTTATAATCCATTTGTATTGATCCCAATACGTTTTGGCTTCAGACATTATATCACTTGCGCCACTTTGCTTGTATCCCGTTTGGCCTTTTATTTGTGTATTCATTGTAGTTTTCACTGTATAGATCGCATCAACGAACGCTTTCTGGTAATTTAAATCTCTCGCATTTACTTGAAGAGCGGTATCTCTAACCCAGCAAGCAATCGCAAGAGCCATGATCAAATCATCATTATAGCTCTTCATTGCTTGTGGTTTGCCGTTCCTCCAAATGAAAGTTTTAAATTCGTTAACAGTTCGCGAAGAATATATCTTAATTAGTTTATTTCTTATAAACTCCTCTAATTTTGCAATAATCAAAGGTCGCGTTTTCATCGTTGTGGAAAAACCAGCGATAGCAGACGTTGTATGCTCTGCAATGTGTTGCTCAATATATTCGTGGGTTGATTTAACAGAGAAATAAACATTGGGATAACCAAACTCTGTAAGTTTGTCTAATACGGTATAACCAATATTGTTATTCTCAACCACCAGCATCGCGTCTCCAAACTCTCTACCGATTTGATTAAGCATCGTAGCAAACATATCTGGTGTGGCCTTACCTTGGTATTCTCCGATGATTTCTAGTGTTTCAAGTTTTATAACATGAAATGTAGAGAAATCGGCTCCATCACCTCTTGACACATCAACAGACATAAGATAATTGCAAGTAGGATCGAATTCTTCCCAGATCCAAAAGTTGCGGTCGAAACCAGTACGGTACTTTGGCTCGCATACATTAGACAGCAGCCACTCCATATCCTCTGGATCAATAACAGTCTCGCCAGAAGTATTAAAGTTACACATTAACTCCTGCGCAATCTGGCGATTGGACATATTTTTGGTTTCTTTCTTGTACCATTCTTCATTTCTATCGGGATGAACATCCCATGGTAGTGTGGTTAGATTAAAGTTGTTGCCCCCAGACTCTGCATCTGTGCAGGTCTTGTGGAACCAGTTACCAACACCATTTGGCGTTGACAACGCAATACATCGCCCACCTGTTGATAGCGTGGGATATAGACCGGTCCAAAGTTCTTCAAGACCTTCGATGTGTGCAGCCTCATCAAGAACTAACAAAGAGAGTGCTTCGGAACGACCAGCATCGCCAGAGGTTGAAGCAGCTTTAATGGTTGAACCATTAGAAAGCTCGAAAGATGTGCGGTTATCTACGTCGATGCTAGCAATCCTTAGCCAATCTGGTAGATTGCGCATCACACCCTTTACTTTCTTTACAAGGTTTCCTGCTGTCGCAAACTTGGTTGCCATAACGAGAATAGCCTTATCGCGGTGGAACAACATAAGCCACACGATATAGCCGGCTGTAATCGTTGAGATACCCAGCTGTCTCGCTTTTAAAATAACATTAAAACGATAATCATTAAAATTTTGTAATAGGTTGTCTTGGAAATCATATGTATCAAATAAAATAAGCCCGTGCATCGGGTGAGATATACGGGCATAGGTTTTCAAGAAGTATCCTGGATCTTTACCGCACTTTAAGATCTCTTTTACTTTTTGTTTTTTGTCTAGTTGAAAACTCATGCATCTTTTTTGCGTGTATCATTCTTCGGGCGCTTTCCTTGCCAACCACCTTGGTTAAGGAAAGTCTCCCAACTCTTTTCGACAGGATTAGTATTACCGGAGTTGTCGATGTTCATAGTCTCATCGAGACCACCGACCTTAAAATGCTTCTTGGCAGTCACCCAAGACCGCACTCTTGAAGAGTTCTCGGCACGGATGTCAACTTCACCTTCAACAGTAAGAGTCACAGAATCGCCAGTGATGCGTTTGTATTCTTTCTTAAGCCATTTAGAAATGTCAGTCATACGCTGGTCAATCTCGCTCTCGAAGCCTGGGCCATAAATCTCTTTGAGTTGGATTTCAGACTGATAAGTTAAACACATCATATCACCATAGAACTTTACACCAAAGCCATCCATTACGCGCCGGTCGATAAGCATATCGCCTTCTTCGCGGCGGAGAGCGCC